ATGGTCTTATGGTCCTCATTAATGGTCTTTGGTGATCTTCCCATAGCCTTACGCTTGGCAAAGTATTCCTGTAAAAAGAATGAGGTCAAATGTTTATTAGTGATCCCTTTGTTCATATTCATAAATACATTAAGTGCTGACTTTATACATTGTGCTTGTTTCTTACCCTTATTACTCATCACCTGGTCAATGTATTGCCTGAAAGGTATTTGTAGGTCTATGGTCGCTACCTCTACACCTGATCGTTGTAATGCAATCTCCTGGTCCCATTTAGCCTGGATGCGAATGGCTACTTTTCTATCTTGAGTGCCAGTAGACCTTTTTACTCTGGTCGGTCCATCTCCAGATGTATAATACCAATAAGGCGAACCTTTTCTTTTATAGATTCTACTCAATTTACTTCTGGATTTATAAATACAGTTTTTGTAAGAATCTTTTTCGGACTGCTCCTCCATTCTAACATTATAGAACATTGTGTTATTACTCGCTTGTCTTTGTATGAGTAAATGACAGGAAAACTCATATAGTGATCTCCAACAATGAATTTAAAGGATTCAAATAATGAAGGTAAAGTATTTGATATTTTCTTTAACTCTTCTAAGGATTTATTATCTATAATTTCATCTATGGGGTGTTTGTCCATTGGATACCATTTTGAATCATCGAAGTAGTTGTGACCTTTTGGTAGACCTAACAACTTTTCTAACTTCACTCCAGATTTGTCTATCGTCATTTTTCTTTCCATTTTTTTGAATGACAAAACATTTCTTACCAAAACAATAGATTCCATGTCTGGATCAATATCATTCCATTGTATTTTTTCAATCGGATGATTATTAAGATAAGATTGTAGTATTTCAATTTCCTTTGCCTGTTGTTTAATTTTATCTTTCTGTAATTCAATAACATAATTTGCCTGCAATTCCATATCTTTTTGCTCCTTCGACTGTATATGGATTTTTTCATTCTTCACTCGTACTTTCTCTTCCCCTGCCCCTGAAATTATTTCTTTGTATTCAATTATGAATCTTTGCGGTATTCCTCGCTTATACCATTGTGCTACCGCAGAAGGTGACACATTTAATTCTTTTGCTAATGCATCATCTGTATATATCTTAAGGTAATTCTTTAGATTACTTATTAAATCTTTATTTATATCAAGTCTTTTATCTTGCATCTTTAGTTTTAATTAGATAACTTTACATTAAGTTATGTTAATAAATCATTAAATATCATAACAAACATTAAGGAATAGATATGAAAAATACAAGTAATTCTTCACTGATGACTACTAAAGAGGCTTCTGAGTATTTCAGAGTCTCACCATATACAATAAGAGTTTGGGCGAAATCAGGGAAAATAAAAGAAGTTAATCTTGGCTACAGAACTAAGCGTTACGATATAGGCGATTTAATTATACAATAAAAGAGGAATAGTATGTTAGAGCAGGAACTACTACAATCACCAATTCCAGTAGAAAGGCATGACCTATCTAATGGCAGATGGTATAGTCCACTAAAGGATTATTGGGAAGAACACTTTAAAGATGCACCTATTATATATAAGCGTTCATCTACTACTTTTGAAAATGTATTAGATAAAGGTATAGGCTTTCATACTTGGTTAGGCAATGCGCCTACTTACCAAGATGCTATGGAGTATGCAAATAAGCGTGCATTAATAGGAACAATCGTACACGACTATTGTGAACGCTTGCTTTTAGGTACAAAGATAGACTTTGAGGCGCAACCTAAGTGGCATGATAAAGAAAGAGATGAATTAGTGCCGATAACGAGAGAGATGATTAAATATATCATGTCCTTTATGCAGTTTTGTGAGGATTCTCAAGTGAATGGAGAATTTGCAACTGAAGCTACAGAGATATGTATGTTTGACTTAGCAGCAGACTCTGAAGGAAATCAACTGCACCCCTGGGCAGGAACTGCGGATTGGGTAGTAAGACTGGTCAATAAGAAAGGTGAAGAAGAGAGATGGATTGTAGACTGGAAAACTGGCAAACCATATAACACACATCAGTTGCAGTTGACTTCTTATAAAATTTTATGGGAGTCTCTATTTCCAGAGTATCCCATTGATGGCATCGCTTGTTTATACTTGAAATCAGGGTGGCGTAAAGCACCTAATTATACTTTCAAGAAATACAAGGCAGATGAAAAGACTTGGAAAAAGGTTGTAGAAGTCTCGGATTGGGCGAATAACCAACCTGCTCCGTCCTTTCCAAGAGATTTACCTACAACCTTCACATTAGTAGAAGAAGAAGAGCAGGAATTAAAGGAGTCAGCGTAATGGCTTTTGATAACACAAATAAAGGTGCTTTGTTTACAGCGAAAGAGCGTAAGACAGACAAGCACCCTCACATGACTGGTAAACTGAACTTGAATGGCAAAGATTATAGCCTTTCTGCTTGGTCTAATCAGTCTAAGAAGGGCGATAAATACCTTTCACTTAAAATCAGTGAATTTCAAGGTAAATCAGAACAACAGGATGATGGTTTACCCTTCTAGTTTGTTGTTAGGTAGTTGCAAAGGGCGGTTGCATCCCCGCCCTAAGCAGCTTGAGGATATGACCGCTAATGAGCAAGCGGAGTATTACAAGAGTTTTGCGGAAGATTCTTGCAATATTTGCTCTGGAAGTGGTGGTGTTCTTGAAAATGAATATGAAGATAGAGGGTACTACCAAGTACCTTATGAATACTTTGAACCCTGTGAATGTATTGATCAGGATTAACATGAGAAACCACATACCATGCCAACATTTAACGAATCACTGCTTAACGGACAAAGAGTAGAGAAAATAGTCCTTGATAGGGTTAGAGAGTCTGACCCTTTTGCTTTACCGATACCAGGTAAGTTTCATCAGTTTGACTTATATAGTCCGATGACTAACACTCGCATAGAGGTTAAATCGGATATGCAATCGCAACACACTAATAATTTTTTAATCGAAGTATATATGTATGGTAAACCATCTGCGCTTTTAGCTACAGAAGCAGATATATGGGTGTTCTACGATGGGAACAATTTGATATGGGTGTATCCTGATAATATTAAAGATTTAATACTAGAGCGTGGCTTTCAGCAACGCCTGATTACAGGAAATGGAGATAAAGAAGCAAAGCGATGCTACCTGATACCTACGCGTGATATTTACCAAATCGCTAATAAAGTGGAGTCTTGTAATGAAGAAACAATCAATGGATGATATATTGAAAATGAGAGATGAACTATTTAAGAAAAATGGGCAATGGTATCTCGAAGCCTATTATCGTCAATTAACCTCAAAGATAATGAAAAAAGCATGAAGATAAGTCCAAAAGAATTAAGTGAAATAAGAAAAGGGTTAGCATGCCAGATGCTAAAAATGAAAGTTGAAAATGATAAGAAGGCGATTGACCGCATTGAGGGTTTACTTAATCGGTTAGACGAAATGGAAGATGAGTTTTACACTGCCCTGCGATCGGAATAGAACATCAACAACTCTTTTTATAAAGAACAGATTAACCAACCCTGTGAGCAGAACACATAAGCGAGCAGGAACGTAAGAATCAAATTTTTTACATTTTGGTTTTTTCAAATAATGAAAAAGAGTGATGAATTTATTAAACGTTGGAGGTTGGCGCGTCCAATGCGCAGGGCAAATTTTAAATAAAAGGAGTTAGTATGTTATTTTATCCAGATTGGTTACTACAACTAGAAGTAATTGCACGTTCATTACTTTACATAGGTATTGGATTTGGTGTATTTACCCATTGTTTCTTCAAATGGATTGAAGTGGTATGGGGCAAAATAAGATGACTAAATGGCAATTATATACTGAGAAGAAAGATTTGCCGATATGCTGCGGTGTATATGTGATGTATAGGAATAAAAAAATCATATATATAGGTATCTCTAAGAATGTAAGGCAGAGATTTAGCAAGCATGTCATAAAAGATTGGGATCTGATCAAGTTAAAACCTGCAACCAGTTATGGAGCAGCGCATGACCTTGAAGAAAAACTAATTAGTAAAATTAGACCAGAACTCAATAGTCAAGGATCGAATCGCCTGCAACTGTCTACTAGGCATAGGATTACAATTAACCCTGAAACATACCAAAAGTTCAGAACCTTTTGCTATAGTAAGAACTTAAAGATGAAAGAACTATTGAATGATATTATCAATGGCTTCTTACAGGCAGCAGATAATGCCAAGTAAATCTAAGACAAAGGGCAATGCCTACGAAAGAGAGCTAGTAGAACAACTATCGCAGGCAGGATTCAAGGTTAAGCGCGCTTGGGGATCGGATGGTAGAAGTATGGGATATACAGAAGATGTGGATATTGTGGCAAAGAAGGGTAAGAAGAATCTAAAGATTCAGGCGAAAAGACGGAAAAATATCCCCAAGTGGCTTGCCTTTGGTAATTGTGATCTAGTGATGACCAGAGCAGATAGAGGAGAAACTGTAGTCTTAATGAAACTTAAGGATTGGTTGAAATGAAATGTTACCATTGCAAAACAGAATTGATATGGGGTGGAGACTTTACTTATGAGGATTATGGATTAGATGGTGAGGGTATTGTAAGCAACTTATCCTGTCCAAATAAAAAATGTGGCGCATATATCGAGGTGTATCTACCAATTCAATGAAAGTATTAGAACTATTTGCTGGATCACGCTCATTTTCTAAGGTTGCAGAGGAATTAGGGTATGATACCTTTTGTACCGATAGTCAACCCTTTGAAGGGATTGATTTGGTAGATGATATAATGAACATCAAACCTTCTAATATTCCTTTTGAACCTGAAATTATTTGGGCATCACCCCCTTGTACCTCCTTTTCAGTAGCGAGTATTTCTACCTACTGGAAGGGCGGTAAGGGAGCGTATATACCTAAAAAAGCTGAAAGCTATATAGGTATGGCATTAGTTCAAAAAGCGAAAGACTTAATAGATTATTTTAAACCGAAATATTGGTACATCGAAAATCCTAGAGGTGTTCTTAGAAAACTTGATGTTGTTCAAGATTTGCCCATAAGACATACAGTATGGTATTGTACTTATGGAGATACCAGAGCTAAACCAACAGATATTTGGACAAATAATGAGTCATGGACACCTAGACCAGTTTGTAAGAATGGAAACCCTGAGTGTCATCATCAACGCGCACCTAGAGGTGCAAAAACTGGCACACAAGGTTTAAAAGGTGATTATGAACGATCAAAAGTTCCAAAAGAATTATGCTATGAGTTATTACACGATTAACATAGAAATAGAAGAAAACTTATCTCCATCGCAGTTACTTAAAGAGATGAAAGATGGAGCAACCTATTGGGGCAAGTGTATTGGTAAGACTCCAGTAGTAAGAGAAAAGATACAAAGTTTTGGCAACAAACATTTTATGAAAATAGGATATAAATAAGGAGGTACAATGCAAGTAGATACATTTTTTAGACTAAGTGATGAATTTCTAAAGGAATGTAAGGATATACAGATAGAAAAAGGGCGTGAATACACAGTAGATGATGCTGATAAGTTCAAGAATTTTAAATCTATAGCTGCAAGATTAAAGCTAGACCCTAAAGTAGTGACTCTTACTTATATGTTAAAGCACATGGACTCTATTCGTGCTTATGTGTTATCAGGAAAAGAAGGCTCAGAAGGAATTAAGAGTAGGTGTCAGGACTTGGTTAACTATGCAATTATGTTATGGGCGATGGATCATGAAGAAAAGAGTTATAGAGAATTGCAAGAAGAAATAATTGATGCCTGATTTTCGCTACTTCTACGAATATGAAGTAGGTGTTGAGCGCATAAAGTATCGCGGTGAACAAGGCAAAGGCAGTTGTCCGCTTGGTACACATGATGATGTTAAACCATCCTTTAGTTTTAATTTAGGAAATGGACAGGCAAAGTGTTTTAGCTGCGGATGGAAGGGTAACGCTTATCTGCTGGCAAAGCACTTAGGAATGGATAATCCTGAGAAGATGATAAATGGTGAAGCTCCTGTGAGAAACGGGCATATACCCCCCAAAAAACAAGAAATTAGTACAGATCTGGAGCATATCGCTAGTAAGTACATAGCAAATGTACCTGATAAACATTATTTATCACTGCCACGAATGAAAAAGATGAAGGTAGGTTATACTGATGATGGATTAAAAGTCTTTAATTATCTTGATATTAATGGAAAGGTTACAGGTATAAAGATACATAAGTCTTATTGGGAGGGTGGTGATAAGCATTGCCAAATATATGGATTGAATCTTTTAAAGGATTATAACAGGAAACTACCTTTAATTATATGTGAGGGTGAGACTGATATGTTAGTATGTCCTGAAAATGCTATCAGTTTTAGCGCGGGTGCTGGGTCAATTCCTGAAGATATTAGTCCAATTCTTGATTTTAAGAGCATTTATATATGTTATGATAATGACTCGCCAGGAAGAGAAGGTGCTGAAAGACTGGCGCAACGTATTAAGACTGAAAGTAGGGGCGTAAAAGTATATATAAATAATTGGAGTGAGTACCTACCTGAAGGATATGATATAAGAGATGAGTTTACCAAGTTTAAAAATGATAATGAATACAAGTATGATGAATTAAAAAGCAGTATTAAAAATGCAGCTGAATATAGACTACCAAGCAGAGGATTTGATGTGATTGATACTTCCGATTTAACAGATTCTTATAACACCCCGCCTAACGCCATCGTGCAATACCTCCTTTATGAAGGTGGGGTTAGCTTGGTAGCGGGTACAGATGGAGTGGGTAAAACTTGGTTTGTTCTGCAAATGGCATATAGTATTGCTAGTGGAACTGATTTTTTGGGATTTCATGTTAATAAAAAAGAAGTTTTATTAGTGCAATTTGAACTCTCGCTAGAGCAACTATCCAATAGGGTTAAGTTAGTACAACCTAATTTTCCTGAAGGAACAAAGGTAAACATTGCAAGATTTGATGATAATGATATGATGTTTACAGATCAATGGCAGAAGATAAAGGATACCATTGATGATATAGGGCTTAAGGATGGGGTTATAATCGTGGATAATATATATACGAGTACCAACCAAGACCTTTCAGATAATAACGCCTTACAACAGATCCTGTCGATGATACAACTTATTAAGAGTACGACAGGCAACTCTATAGTTTTAGTGGGGCATCATAATAAGAGCAGCAACCACGATGAAGAACCTATTTTATCTAAAGGTTTGATTCATGGCGGTAAACACTTAACTAATTATGTACATAATGTATTCCAGATCGGAGATAGTACACTTTCAACCGATATGAGAAGAGGTAAGATCACTAAAGTAAGGGATGAACATTGTGAACTAAATGGTATGCCTTTTAAGTTGAATTGGAATAGGGAAGAGGTGTTATTTGAAAGAGGTGCGGTTATCACCAATGAGAAACTTCATGTTATGGAAGCAAAGAAGCGGTGGGAAATGGAAGTGATTATTAGCTTTTATAATTATAATAATGAGAAAGATTTTGATAGGGAAAGACTATGGCAATTTGTACAAGTAGATCAAGGTTGGATGCCTACCACCAATAACTATCAAACTAAATTAACAAGGTATATAAAAACAATGTTAAAGTGGGGTTTTATTTTAAAACATGGTCATAATAATTATGGCTTTAATCATACAGAATTAAAGCAATATGAACATGAAAATAAGTAGAAAACCCTATATGCTTAATCTGTGTATATATGTATATATGGGTAAAACTTGAAAATGTTTTGTCGAGATATATATACATATATACATCATATAATGAACGGGGTTTGTTAACCAATGAAAATGAGTGGATTATATGTTTGTAAGAAATGTGGAGTATATGAATATACAGGTTTTAGATACCTGACAAAAAAGACTAGAAGTAGATTAGAAATATATTTCTGGTGCAATATTCCAAAGCGAGGACTAACGATAAAACCATGTCCTCGCTGCAAGGAACATAACCCACCTTATGATGTGGTCAACACTCATTGTGATCGACCTGCTACTTCCTCATAGTGTAATAACACTATACGTTAAACTCCTTTATCATTAAACATTTTTCACATCTTATTGAATCCTCATTTAAATGATATAGTCCAAGATTATCTAAATCACTTCTTGAAAAATCTATAAAGCCGAATAATCCATATTTTGCAAAATTACCAGCAGTAAAATTACCATACTTTCCGCAATGATCACAGTTACACCAACCTTCGCCTTCATCAGTAAAAACTATTCTGTATTTTTTACTCATTTTACTTCCTCATAGTGTAATAAGATCTCTCTTTTGTAGAAATCGCTTGTTTTATTTGGATTATTAATAAACTCTGCAATCAACCTGGATGTCAACTTATCTGTTTTTAACGCCTTCATTACCTTCCTTTTATCTATCTTCATCTAGTCAACTCCTTTAGTTTATATTTCATCCTTTGTTGCAATAATGCAGTATCACGCCACCGATCAGCACTTAGCTGCTCACGATCTATTTTGTCTTGCATTAACTTTACTACAATGGCAAAACAAATGACCATTATTAACATTAAAATTGCTACCATAGTTTCCATTACTTACCTCCTTTATTTAGTTGTTTACATAACGTCTTTGCTTTTTGTAAATCTTTAAAATCATACGAAGAAGTCCTTTGACCTATCTTACCATCAGACACTTGATATTCTTTCTGCTTTCCATCTTTTGTAGTGCCTTCTATTATTGTCCATTTCATTACTCGCCCTCCTTTATGTATTTTTTAACATAATCTAAAGTCATATACCTATCCTTTGCTTTGTTTAAAAATACGGGTTCATCAAGATTGTCAAATCCTCCCTTGTAGCATATTGAATCAATGGTTACAACTGCTTTAGGTTGTCCATCTTTATAATCTTGATTCCATAAAACTTTTTTTCCTATGTATTCCTTCATTACTTACTCTCCCTTCAACTATTTTGTATTTTTTCTATAATAGCACGAACATCTTTAAACTTTGCAAACCTTTCTTTACCAACCAAATGAGGATAATCACCTCCATAGGATTGTTGCATACCATATAATCCTTTTAATATATAGTTTAGTTCTTTTTCATTAAATATTATCTGTTTCATTACTTACACTCCCTTATAAGCCTAAAGCATTAAGCACTAGAGAAAGTGCATTTGTTCTATCTTTACCATAGCAATGTGCTAAATATTTACGAGCCTCTTTTATGGTCATATCTTGCCATATTTCACCCACTTCCTTCTTTAGTCTGTTTTCGCTGCGCTTAACTGCTAATGCCTCTCTATTTGTTCTGTCAGCTAATACCATGTATCTTAATTCTTCTTCATCATCCCACATTTTGCCCCATTTAGCTTTACCAAAAGCAAACCTCTTTCCATCTGTTTCTATGTTAACTATCATACCAACAGGGAATCGTGTTACGTCTTTGTCTTTTTTAAAAGAGCATTTAGTACCATCAACTATTTTATTTTTTTCTTCATCAAACTCAAACCAAATTGCACTATTGCCTTTAACTCCTTCATATATCATTGCTTTTTCTTTCATTACTTACTCTCCTTTTTCTTCATTGGATATGGCATGTATACGCTCCTTTATTTGTTCTATTGCATCAACCCCACCATCGTACCTTGCTTGAGAATGACTATCATTAACCCAACTATCATCATATCTAATATCATTCATAACAGCATATACTTCTATTAATGCTTTATGCAAATCTTGAACCTTTTTAACTATATCAAAACAATCTTCATTTATGCTAAGATTATTTGGTATTATGTATTTACTCATTTAATTCTCCTTTTTGTTTCATTACTTACTCTCCTTTTATTTCTCCAAAGGGGGGTGAGGGGCGGAAATCATGCGGTAATAAACCACCCCTCTAGGAGAAAATTGTTTTATTTTCTTAAATACTTTGAATTAGCAGTTTTGAACCATTTTTTAAATTCAGTTAATGACATGATTTTAGATTTCGACCTAGCATATCTATAATGATTGTCTATTTGAACATTATCTTTTTCTCTTGTATAAACAATTAGGCAGTTGTCGTTCCAATCTCTTTGCCTTAATTCTTGATCATGTTTGATATTATATATTGTATTTAGGCTTAATCTTGAAAATATAGGTGTTTTCATAGCTTTTAATCTCCTTTGGTTAATTGCTTAATTGTTGTTTAATGGTTTCTAGCTTTTCACCTTTATAGACTTTATCATGTTTAAACCAATCATGTACTTGATTTATATATTCTAATTCATTTTGAATGATGTCATCTGAATCCATATGTTCATATAGATATTCATTAATGATGCCATATTCACATTTAAACAACATGGCATTTGTATAGCCACCTCTTACATCACAACCACCATGAATTTGTATTAACACATAATGTTCATATTGACCATCTATAAAGAGCCTAATATTTGCACCTTGTAGGGTTTGGGATAGGTCGCTATCATAATTATAAGTATTCCATGTATGAATATTATTTTCATCTATAAATTCAGATAAATAACTCCACGCATTTACACCAACTCCATACGGCTCACAATCTGCTAATTCATCATTTAATTCATTTAGTTTGTTAAATTCTTTTGATAATTCATCTAATTCAAGATTTGATCCATTACCCGCTAAAAAATGAAATACTGATACAGTTCTTAATATTTCATCTGCTTTACCATCTTTATCAAATCCAACTGAAAAAAATTGTTCATCTTCATTGATAAAATCCTTAATGGTTTTGCTTTGGTTTTTTTGCCAATGTCTATTTTCATTACCACCGCTATCCAAAAAATGCTTTCCTGTATTTTCTGTCAGTTTATCGTAAATTAATTGTTCAATGTTATTCATGGTTTTATTTCTCCTTTTTAGAGGGTGGAGTAGTTCCACCCCCTTAACTTTCCCTTATAAAAAGGGTTATTTATAATACTTACTATTTACAATGCTTTTTGCGGTTTCTAAGTCGGTTAGGTACTTCACATGGTTATCTATGTCTCTTGATAGCTTTTTAGCTGAATTAATCCAACTTTGCTCCATCTCATCGGTTAAACCCTTTTCAATAGCATAACTAAGCGTCCATAACAATTCCGATGCCTTATCTAATTGTTGTAGTGTTTTTTGATTATTTTCCATTTTTTCTCCTTGTTAACTTGTTTTATTTGCTCCGCATGAGCAGACTAATATTACTAAGTATTTGTAATGATTCCTAAATATATGTTAAGATATATTAATATAAGTTAAGTAAATATAATCCGCATAAAGCACCGCACCGCATTATAAATATATAATTATATTATACTTACAGCGCACCGCATTATAAATAAAATTGTATTACATATTAATCTGAGTAGGAAAACGACAAGCAAACCGACAATAACATCGGTCAACCCACCCCCCCCATGACCACCCAGCAGAACGCATAGGGGGTGTATTATACTCCCCAGATATATTTTATCACCTAAAAGACTTTTTTTTTAGCGTACTCAGAGTACGCAGAGTACGATACTTTTAAGTCCAGTTATATAGAGACTTAATAATTTTAGCGTACTCAAAGTACGCAAAGTACGCTACATAACAGACTTGATATTGTTGGAACTCTAAGTGTATGTTTTCGTTATACTTATATGCCAAGAAAAAAGAAGAGCAAGGCGGATGTGATTAAGCAGGCTACGAAAAACGCACAAGATAATCCTTATTTACAAGATTTTCTTGCAGAATATGAAGAAGAGACTGGCTTAAAAACTCGCTTTACTGCTAAAAAGGATACTTTCTTGTCGTATTTGGTAGCTAACAACGGATTTATTTCTCATGCTGCCAAAGAAATGGGTTATTTCCCCGCATCGGTTAGATTTGCAATGAAAGGAGACCCTGCTTTTGGGCAAGCGGTCAAAGAAATACAACAAGGATTTTTAACTGATCGTTTGGATGAACTCGAAAAAATATCTTTCACACAAGCTGCTAAAGCTGGCAATGTGACTGAGCGTATCTTTCAATTAAAAGCACACGACCCAAGTAAGTACAGAGATCGTGTTAATCAACAAAATACACAGGTAAATGTGATGGTTTCAGGCACATCACCAAAGGATAGGGCGGAAGTATTAAAAAAGATGAAGATAAACTAAGCAGATTGGAGCAAGATGCCATCCGCAACAATATTCACATGACTCCTAGAGACATATTTAGCATTTTTTTGCGTACATCTTATGGTCTTACCCCAGAATTAGCGAATGAAGCTACACAATTCGCCTTAGACCTATTCCAACTAGATGATAATGGTAAACTACCTATTGATTGGGAAATTTGGTACAGAGGACAGGCTTAGTGGATGTAAATATCTCTTATAGGGATGGTGAAGGAAATCCAACTAAGCCATTAAATCATCAAGATGAGTATCATTTGTTTACTGGATGGAGTAAACATCAAGTATTAGCTGGTTCTTTAGGAACTGGTAAAACAGAGGCTATGTGCATGGAGGCTATCCACCAAAGTGCTGCATTTCAAGGTAATTTAGGTTTAATGGGCAGAAAAGTGTTGGATTCATTCAAGAAATCTACACTTATACAGTTGCTCGATCTTGGTCAGGGTTTTATTGAGAAGCATCGCGCCCAAGACCGAGAAATTATCTTTAAGAACAGGTCAAAGATCGTTTATATGGCTTTGGATGACTCCAGAGATTCGATTCAGCGCATAAAATCAATGAATTTAGGTTGGTTTGCCTTTGACCAGATAGAAGAAATGACTGAAGCTACATTTATTGCTGCTGCGGGTCAAATGCGTAGAAAAAATGCAATGCGATGCAGTTTTCATACTTGTAATCCAGCAGGACATGACTGGGTATGGAAAAGATGGAAAAAAGACAAAGAAAAACAGAATAAGAAGAAAGGTGGCTATAGATTAATTGAAACTATGACTTGGCAACCAGGTATGCCACCGCCACAAACGGATGACGAAGTAAAATTGCACTCAGATAACCCACATTTGCCTGCTGACTACATAAAGCACCTATTATCCATGCCAGACCAATGGGTCAACAGATATGTGTATTGTAGTTGGGATGATTTCGCAGGGTTGGTCTATCCTGAGTTCAAAGAAGAGACACACATGGTAAAACCCTTTGATATACCTAACTGGTGGAATCATTATGTGGTGTATGACTATGGGTATCGTAACCCTAGTTCTATTTTATTTGCTGCTTCTGATGAAGAAGGTAAGATATATGTTTATGACCTTATCTACGAAAGTGAGCATACTATAGAGATGTTAGTGCCAAAAGTAGAGCGTAGATTAAGAAGAGATGTCAATTATGTGTTCCTCGCTGACCCTAGTATTGTAAGAACAGAGCGAGATGGTAATAGTGTCGCGGATGAGTGGTATGAATATGGCATTGATTGGGAAAAAGCAAAGAATGACAAAAGAGCTGGGTTTGAAAGAGTATCTAGTTATTTAAAGTTAGATAGTAATATGCGCTCTAAGTTATTGTTTTTTAATAAATTAAATATGAAACCTTTGGTAGAAGAAATCGTTGATTATAAGTGGAAGGAGTTAAAACATGGCTTTGAAACTAGAAATCTTCCAGAAGAACCTGTTAAGAAGAACGATCACGCGATGGATTGCCTTAGATATTTAGTGCATTACGTTGAAGATAGTGATTCTCCAGTTGAAAAGAGCGATGACTATGGATTATGGGGTAGATTGACCAAAACAAATAAAAATAGTTGGATGAGCGCATGAATTTACATGAAGTACACGAAGTTTTTGAATCTATGCTTGAGAATGATTCTCATTGGATGGAAGCAGCAGAAGAATCGGCAAGATTTTATACAGGTGGCTTTGGAACTGGTCAATGGGAGGAGTCAGACCTACAAACATTAAGGTCTGAAGGTAGACCTCCACTACAATTAAATATTATTTTACCAAAAGTAAATTTGGTTACTGGTGTAGAGAGACAAGGCAGATCATCGTGGAAGGCTAGACCCGTAGAATCCGATGATGAGAATGAAGCTATGCTTACTACTGCATTACTGTATCATCTGGACAGGAACAGGCAATTACAGAGCTTATTTAGTCGCGTATTCAAAGATGGTGTTATCACTGGTAGAGGTTGGGTAGATGTTTGTGTAGAACCTGGACAATTTTATGATGGTGAACTATCAATAAAACGTGAATCTTGGGCAAATGTACATATTGACCCTGAATGTCGTTCTCCACATACAAAAGATTGGAATTATTTAGCGAGAACAAAGTATTTAACATTAAATCAGTTACGTTCTATGTATCCAGATGCAGTAGGCGATGTTGAGAATGTAGAAGGGTTTATGGAAGTACCTTCTGAGTCAGGTAAAGAGATAGGTAGTTATTATCGTAATGCAGAGCCAATTAATCCCGCATATCACTTAGATCCTGCACATCGCAAGGTTAGAGTATTGGAAATGTGGAATCGCGAGTATGAAAAAGAGCATTTTATCATAAATAAGGCTACTGCTCGTATATCACCCACTGGTTTTAAGACCAAACGCTCTGCATCAGAGAAAATAAAAGAATTAAAAGAGTTAGAAGCCTTAGAGAAACAAGGAAAATTATAATGAGTAAAGAAAGATTAGAAGCTCTTAGAAAAAAGAAGAGACTTGCAGATCTCAGAGCCAAGCAAGGAGGACAGTCTACTACGGAAGCTCCAGAGGCTCCTGTAGTTGAAGAAGAAAAAGATCTTGATGTAT